TTTTGTTCTTCATAAAGCATTAGCCTCCTTTTCATAATACAGCCTGTAATTTTTGCGAATCATTCAAATTTGTTGACTGCCATCGTGTCGATAATGATGCACTCCAGTCCATCTTCTAACGTTGATTTATAATTATCAAAATCCAACCAATAGCAATCCATTTCTTCCACCATATAGGTAATGTCCCACCCGATATCATCGCCTCCGTCTATGCCTTCAACTCCAAGGAATGATAGATATTCGTTTAACGAACAGTCGCCCCTGATAGCAAGATTCCGGTTTACATGATATTGTGCGTTTAGCACCGCTGCCATTGTGGTTCTGAAATACTTCTTTGAGGAAAGATCATAAAAAAGTAATCGCTCGCTCTCTGAATCCATATCCATGTTATAGACCTGATAGCCCCAATCGTATGTAGACACCATCGCATCTTTCGCCATTTCTGCATGGATTTTGTCATCTGCATTTTCCCCATAAACAATCTTGGCCGACTTCCGATATTGTTTATAGGATTCATTGAGCATAGCATATGCGCTCATCAAAGAAACCTGATTTCGTTTATCCATACAGCCAATCCCGATGATACAAGTAATGGTGCCTACTCCAATAAGGATGGACGGTATATAACATTTCCAAGTGGTCTGCGCTACTTCCATTGGTTTTAGGTGATCAGTATCCAACTCGTCTTTCTTATCTTTAATCAGTTGTAGTGCTTTAGGAGTCGCCCTCACAGCCATGACCGTCGTTCCTACTACTCCTGCTATACTTAAGCCTGTTAAAATAGAAGGAGAAGCATGGCGTATTTTCGTTGTAAACTTATTCATTTGTTTTTCCTTTCTTTGACAATCTCTATGATTTCTGAAATATCTTTGTACCATCCACCTTTTTCTTTTGGAATTATCGCTGATATATCTTCCGGAGATAAATTCGATAACACAGTAGCAATACCCATTTTTGCCCCGAATTCAAAAGCCATTTTTAATGATGCTGCTATCGCAGAAGCCCCCACTCCTATTAAAATAATGTTTTTACCTTTCATGATGTTTCTCCTTTCGTTTTATCCTATTCCATGGCATATAATAGGTCTTGAATGTTTTCGCCGACCATCTTAGCGGCAATAAATATAGAACGGTTCTGTTGATTCATAGAAGCAAAGTCTTCCATTTTCTCTGTAAATGATCGGGCCATTGCTTCCAGATTTTTAATAGACGTTTTGGTTCGGGGATAAATATGATTGGCTACATAATTTCGAAATTCTCCAATCGCCCATAAGGTATTGCTCGTCTTTGCAAATCCATTCTTGTCAAACACCGGATTCGGCAACCATTCGTCCATTTCGTACATATCGCACAGAATCAACTCCAATTCGTCCAAGCTCAAATTTCTAACCACCTCCTTAAAATCCCCCTTTCCTGATAGATAAAAATAAAAGAGAACCAGTATCAGATTCGAACTGATTACCTCCACGGAAATGTGGCGCTCTACCAATGAGCTAACTGTTTCTCCATAATAGTAATTGTAAATTTTGCGAAGTAAAAAGAAAGAGCCATTGCTGGCTCAATCCTTCTAATTCAAACCGATCTTCTTCAGAATTTTCATGAGTTCTTCTTTGCTCATATCCGCATCAATACTTACATGCACATGTGCTTTCTCATCCGAAATTGAAGCATTCAACTCGTTTAACTGGATATCCACGTTATATCCCAGTTTTTTATGTAATACCCCTTTTGCTAATTTCGAAAGCAACATTCGTGTAAATTTTGAGCTGATTTTCATTTCATCCATCACCCTTAAACTCCTTTCGCTATAATCAGTTTTCCATAAAAGGAGCTGTGATTTTTGCGGATTAAATATTGCGTCTATCAAAGACAGTCTCCCATCGTTCACGTTTAATAGGCTTCATTTTTAAGGCCCACATAATCTGACGAATTGTTACAGTCGGATAAAGCCCGTCCGTAGCCATTCCGGAATGTGTATCAAAGTATTCTTTAAAACGAGGATGCAAATATAAATCATCCGTAATCCATGGGTCCACGTCTCCCCACCAGGTACTCTTTGTTTTCTCGTCAAATCTCTGCTGAATAACTGCCAGTCCCTTTTCTCCGATTTGGAACAGCGTGCAGCAATGATAGACTGGATGGTCACAAAAATATACTTTTCCGTACATCGACAAATAGATGTTCGGTTTTTCATAATGGTATCGCATCATTTATTCTCCAAAAAGAAAAAGCATATGCCGAAGCATAGACCTTCTCTTAATAATATTTTTAGTCATCAAATAGCTTACATGACGTTTTGCAATACGGATATGGTCCTCCGCAGGCTCTGCATCCGGCTGGCGGAATATCTCCTTGTTCCATATCGAGCATTTCTTCCGTCCATTCTACTTCTTCATCGGACTCATACTCGTAATCCTCTTCGTCCACCTTTAATCCACACGATGGACAGATATAAATTCCGCATCCAGTCTTCGGATCTTCTGTTTGCCTCATGACGGCTCCACACCGATTGCAAATCGCATATCCGTTATTCAGGTACTCAATCAATTCAATACCTTCGGGTTTGATAATTTTGTAGCTCATAAATATTATCTCCTTTCGTTTTTCGAAAGAACCGCTATTATTGTACGGTTTCTTCCGGTGTACGGTCAAGAGACAAAGAGCTCTTTGTAGCATCTCCTTTCCATAATAGCGTCTGTAAAAATCACGCAAAAACGAAGAGGACATGTGTAAATCACGCCCTCCTCATTTCTGACCGGTTAATTATTTCTTTGTCGGTCTAAAATGATTGAATAATCCTCTGAATGTTGTTGAGGTATAGGTTCCCGTTTCTTCAAACTTGAATCCTTTCCGCATCCAGATACCATAGAACATTATCGGTATGAGAAGTTCTGCCGCTGCAATCCCCAGTTTGAAATATCGATCCTTCACTTGCTCGTCAAGCTGAGAACGCTTATACTGCTCATCCTGTACGTCGGCTTTGATCTGTTCGTCCAACTGAGATTTCTTAATCTCATTCTCCCGGACATTTGCTTCACTTTCCAACGTACGCCGGCTTCGCTTATCCTCTGCGTCCAGCTCACTTTTGGTTTCCTCGATTCTCAAACGGTAGAGTTTTGCCAGATCCTCTATAGCCTTTGATTTCTCTTCGCTACCCGAATCCAGAGAAGATATTGCTTGAATTTCCGCTGCTATCTCCTCATTCAACAATTCTTTGATGTTTTCACTCATTTTAGTTCTCCTTTCGTGAATTCATTAACTGCTCCATAAAAGGACTTGTTATTCGTGCGAAATATAATTTTTGATGTTGACTTTCAAGACTACATATCTTTTCTTATATATCGCATCCGCTCCCTTATGGGACAGCTCCAAAAACAAATAAGGTCCGCTGTCCGGATCGGATTGATCAACCCGCAGCGAACCAACGACATCCCTTCGGAATACCTGTCGTCCGAAGACAATTCCGATAACAATACCAACGATAATGCAAATAACCAGCTCCATATTTTGTTCTTCCTTTCAAAAACCTTTTTCCAGATTTCCCACCCGGGATTTTTTCAAATATCAACATAGCATGTCTTTCGGATACCTTGGTACTGTGTTTTAACCTAGGATAAAAAAGAAAGAGCCATTGCTGGCTCAATCTCTTAAAATTTAGTAACCCCTTCCCGTTCAAATGTTTCTAAAACCTTCGCTGTTAAAGATTCATACTCATCTGGGTAAAACTTTGCTATTGATTTTTGGCACGCCGTGATACCTTTTTGGTAGCTATAACTCGCTAACAATCCAATACCGCAACACGCACATACCCCAGCCGCAAACAGTCTACCAATTTGTTGTTTTCTAATTTTCGCGTTGATTTTCATAAGTTCTTCCATTATGTGTCACTCTCCTTTCACAATAGGAGATGTTATTTCTGCGTTCCTTCGCCCTCATACACGATCTTCTTTCTCATGTCGGACCAGGCAATATATCGCTCTTTCCGACACACGGGGCAATGGAATTTACACACCTTTCCTCCGATATCCACCACCTCTTTGCTGTCCGCCTCCAATCGACTTTGACAATTCGGACAGTTGAAGCGATAGACTTTTTTGACTGCTATGTCTACAATCTTCATTTCAATCCCTCACTTTATTCAGTAACCAGAAGAATCGTCTGTACAAGTTGTAATAAACATCCTTGCAGCATGGAATATTTAACCTAGCTTTCAATATATCGTAGGACCATCCCTCGGTTACTCCTTTTAAAATGTAAGTGGATAACTCTGCATCTGTCGCAATCGCCGCTTGCTCGACCGTCTTCATACGCTCTAAATAGTGAGATCGAGCTTCTGCACATCGAGCAGTCGGATCGCCAACCACCCCGTTCTTTGAAAATACTTCCATATCAGAAGGCCGCCGGCTAAGCCCATCCAGGGCGGCGTATGCTTTCTTCCATATCGGATACTGTAAACAGAAATGCTTCAGTTCATAGTAGCGATGACGTTCAATCCAATATGGATTTTTCTCAGATAATTCCGGGCGAATCGTTGTTCCCATATTAACGCTTCTCTCCTTTCCATAAATATCCGGTTTCTTCCCAGAGCCGCTTCGGAGAAATATAAAAGTTAATGCGTCCATACTTCGAATTCATCTCTTCAATGTTGGTAATCAACTTTCCGTTTCTAGTAGCCTTTCCAATAGGAAGCCATCCGGATATGATACCGGCTCGAACCCAGGAAGCATCTTTCCCATACACCCTGGCAACGACCGCTACCGGAACAGACCCCGGCGCAAATATAATTTCTTCCATTGGCTGTTACCTCCTTTCAACGGCTATTCTAGGATAAGAACCGCAATTTGTTAAAACAACCTCGGTGGCTATTTACATTGACTGAATGAAAAACCACAGTTAGAATGTAAAGTATCGAAAGGAGAACTATTTTTAAAGGGATGGAGGTGATGGTCATTGGTCAAAAAGCAGTACGTCTCTTATTCTAAGTGCTTTAAGCCGAAAGAGGAATCCAAACTTTTACCCGAGTACCTGGTTTTCCTTCTGAAGAATAAAGACACCAAAAAGCCTATGAATTACAGGCAATGCTACACAAAGTAATTCATCACGAGAAGCCGCCACCAACGGCTTCTTTTGATTTTTAACCATTCTCCCCATCCCTTTAAAAATAGTTCTCCAAACGATAAAAAAGAAAGAGCCCTTGTTAGGACTCCATTCTCTTGAAATACAATTTTTGTAGTTTTGCTCTCATTCTTGTCAATTCAATTTGAATCGCTTCTGCCTGACCAAAATTCTTACATCGTAAAAGCATATCCTCGAATATACGAATCTTAGTTTGTAAGTGCTTTTCCTCTTTTGACATCCTGAATCTCCTTTCGATTTTGTCTTTCACAAAAGGAGTTGTAATTCTTGCGAATTCTTCCATCGAGCCATCGTCATCTCGCATGGATAATCTTCATATCCATATGTCTCGCAGGTAATGAATCCCTCTAGTACGCCACGAATCACTTCGGCTTCGTACTGCTTATAAGGGGAAATATAATCCGGCAATTCTCTGCGTATCTGTCCGCAGGAAGGACAACGAAACCGATTTACTTTTACCCATGAAGTTTTTCTTCCTTTAGTCCGAACAATTCTCAATACATTATCGTACCTCTTTAACCTTACTCCGCAATTCCGGCAGGTTAATTCCTCATTGCTAACCATATATCCATCCCTTTAAAAAGTTTAAGTGTAGGAGTTGACAATTCCTACACTATCATATATGATTACTAATGATAAATCAACCTTGCCGCACAAAAATCTCGATTTATAAAATATTTAAGGAGGTATTGAGAATGTTGATAAAATGCCCCGAGTGTGATCTACAGGTTAGCGATAAAGCTACTTTCTGCCCGCATTGTGGCTATCCGCTACAACCCGATATCAAACAACGAAAGCCTCGAAGCAAAAATAACAAGCGAAGGCGACTTCCTAACGGTTTCGGACAGATAAGCGAAATCAAAAATCGGAATCTCAGGAACCCCTTTCGAGCTATGGTCACAGTTGGAAAGACATCCACCGGACGTCCAATATGTAAACCATTAAAACCGGAGTCATATTTTCCAACGTACAATGATGCATATACGGCCCTGGTGGAATACAATAAAAACCCGTATGATCTGGAACCAGATATTACGATAAAGGAACTGTATGAAAAATGGCTCAGTGAATACTTAAAAGATGCATCTGATACTTATATACGTTCTGTAAATTCCGCATGGACATATTGTTCTTCCATATACGATATGCGCGCAAAAGATGTTAGGGCTCGACACATTAAAGGATGTATGGAAGAGGGATTTCGAATCGAAACGAGAGGAAAAAAGAAAGGAGAAAAAATCCATCCATCGCCAAGTACAAAATCCAGAATAAAATCTTTATTTAATACTATGTTTGACTACGCTCTTGAGTATGAAATCGTTCCTATGAATTATGCAAGAACATTTGAAATTTCTGGAGACATTATTGTTGAAATAGAGAAAAACAAGAAAAAACACTTTCCATTTACCGATGATGAAATGAAAGTTTTGTGGCAAAATGTTGATAATGTAAAATTTGCTGATTGGATTCTCATTCAATGTTATATGGGTTGGCGCCCGCAAGAACTCGCTACCTTACGGTTGGACGAGGTCAATTTAGAAAAAAGGTATATGCAAGCTGGAATGAAGACAGAAGCAGGGAAGCAACGGATAGTTCCTATTCATCCAAGAATCCTAAAATTTGTTGAACGTAATTATAAATTTGCAATTTCTATCAATAGTGAATATCTTTTTAATGATAAAGGACAGACACATTCCGGTTCCTGGTCTGTAACGTACGACAAATACGCTAATCGTTTTGAAAAAGTGATTAGTCAATTGAATCTAAACCCGAATCATAGACCTCATGATCCACGAACAACCTTTGTTACGATGGGGAAAAAATCCGGTATGGATGAGTATGCACTTAAAGAAATGGTTGGACATACCATACAAGACATAACAGAATCTACTTATACTGTCCGCGATTTGGAATGGCTGAGAGAAGATATAGAAAAAATAAAATAGCTTGTTTTTAGTGTAGGAATATGGGTGTAGAAGTAGTGTAGGGAAATGTATGAGTTACATACATTTCCCTACTTTTTTCTACTTTTAACAACATCTTAAATCCTTAATTTTACTGGATTTCTTAGAATTTCCCAGCCTTTGCCGCTTCCTCAATGGAAACAGGAAACCTTGATTTTTAGCCATTCTTTTATCAAAAGTATAGGAATATTCAAGAAGTAAACGACATTTCTACACCTTTTTATACACCGTTTCACCCTGTAGTACATTATTCGAATTATCAAGGATCTTTTCTCCATTTGAATCCTGAAGAGGGTCAAGAAACGAATATCGCTCCGGATAATCGGCAAATGCTGTTCCCACAATCTGCGTCCCGTCCGCTTTATGAGCCGTATAACCTCTTAGCAAAGCTTCCTCTGTTATAGTATCATCGGTCAGGTCTATGAGGGTCCTACCGCTGTAAACAACTTTATTTGTAGCCATTTAAGCCTCCCTCCTAGCCGATAGTTACCGTAGTACCTCCAGCGGGATTCTCGCTTTCGTTATATGGGATTGCTTTGACTGTAACCTGCGATAAGTAGTTATATCCTTCCTCAGAATCCGGAAGCACTGTCTGCTCCTTTGTCATGGGCGGTAAAGCCGGAAAGAATCTTATCAGCGGTTACGGTATCGCCGGTCAGGTCGATCAGTGTCTCTCCACCATAGATTACTTTGTTAATAGCCATATTCTCTCATCCTCTCTTTTGGAAATAAAAAAAAAGAACGGTTTCACGCTCTGTCCGCTTGCTACTCATCTTTATTTGCCTGCTTAATGATCTGATTTACATAGGTACTGAGACCGGCCATTAAAATTCCCTGAACAATTGCGATAAATATGGCCATTGCAATCTCCTGACCACTCCCTAATGGAGAAGTGGCCAAAACCCAGATTCCGCAAAGGACGATGCCGCCGACACCGAGGATCAACGGAATATACTTGTCCTTGATTGCCTGAGTCTGCTTCAGCCCCATACCGCAGAAGTAAAGGACAATCGCCACAACGATTAACTCAGGCTGCACATAGTTCATAATCTGTTCCATCATTTTAATTCCTCCTACTGATTTTCTTGAATATAGGTTGATTTGTGAATGGGCAACTTATTGATCTCCTGCATGACTTTTTTAGCTGAGCCATTTCCGCCCATCTCTTCATAGGGCTTGTAGAGATAATCGTGCAGATTTTCATATTCGTCCTGCGTGATCCATCCCCGCTCGATGTAGGACATTCCCAGATAGATAATTCTATCGTGAGCAAGACCAATCAGCATCTGCGTCCTCACATCTTTTTTCTCACTTTTCTTCTGGATATACGCCCAAAAACCAGAAGAGGCGACGACTGCACACATAATCGTCACCACCATTTGAAACCATGGTTCCATTTTAGTATCCCCCATAACTATTTGATTTTATCGGTTATGATCATCCTTTTGCTGATGATTGTAATCGACTTTTCAAATAAATCTTCATAGAGACCTATCAAATTTTTTCTTTGTTCCTTCGACAAAAGTTTGTAAAAGCTTCCCATCCAGCCCCGAAACATATTCTCTACATTTTCATACGTTATCTCCTCGTTTTTCACTTTGACGGCGAGTTTCTTGAGCTTTCTGCGCATCGTAGTAACCCGCTTCGGATTGATTCGCTTAATTACCTTTCCGGAATCTGTTAAACTGTATTTTATTTGCAGAAATTTGTACGTGCTGGAAATCTTCACAATTCGAGTTTTCTTCTTATTGATATGGATTCCATATTCTTCTGCAATTTGATGAATATGATCTAGCAGATCAAAGAGTTCTTCTTTACTCGGATTCATGATATACCAGTCATCCATGTATCTTCCATAAAACTTCTGGCTTCTTACATATTTGACGTAATTATCAATCCGATACGGATAATAAATCCCGATGACTTGTGATAGCTGGTCTCCAATATTAACCGACTTCTCCATCCACTTTTCGCCTGTCAGCTTTGACTCTGGAATGTTCCTATAATCTAACTTGTTGAAAGTGTCAGACATACATGTGGCATATTCCTCGTCCGTCATGTAAGAAACATCGATTTTAAATCCGTCAAAAATCTGGGTTAGCAACCAGTCAATGAATTCGTCATCATCGAACAGCTTTAACAATTCCCGTTTGGCAATTTCATGAATGATATTATCGTAAAACTTGGAAAAGTCTCCGAACAATATCCATCCTTCATTTCCATACAACCGATAGTATTTACGGAGATGAACTTCGAACCTGTCCCGCTGATGAGAGATACCTCTTCCTTTAATCGAAGCACAATTGTCATAGATAATATGCTTCTTCACTTCGGGAAGCAAGACTTCATCGCACAAAACATGCCGAATAATGCGATCCCGAATTTGAATACTTGTAATAGGTCTTACTCGGCCTCTCTCAAACAGCGTGAATTCCTGTGTCGGTCCATTTTGAAGAGTCCGATTCATCAGGTCGTCTTGAATGGAAAAGATATACCGAAGAAAATTCATCATGAATTTCTGCGTTGTTTCCTTCCACTTGCTGGTTTTGACAGAAACCTTGTAAGTTCTATACAAATTGTTGGCGTCACAGATAATCTCCTCATAGTTCATAAATCATTCACCGTGATAGCAATACTTACCGTAGTAAATTGCGTCCGGCTTTGCTATTTATCCATTCGGAAAGGACAATGTCTCCTTCTCTGTTGGTTAAGCAGAGAATCCGGACGAACTCCATTAGAGTTCGAAGCGTTGTTGTAGTTCGTATTGCCATTGTTGTTCACATTAGCGAAATTAGCCGAAGAAACGACGCATAATTAGACATTACCCTTTTAACTGTGACTTGATTCGGTTATCTCGTTGACGCCACTTCTTTATCAATCCGATTTCTCGGTCGATAGCTTTAACATAGCGACTGTAGAGATTAACGTCCACTTCGAATATCTCAACGATTCGTTGCAACTCTTTCAAAAGCTGCTCGCAGTTTACTATGGCTGTATTCTGATAATCTCTTCTTTGCTCATATTCGTGCAGCGTAGTCGGATAGATAGAATTAGCCGCTCGGACATTGCTAGTCAGCATAGAAGCCAACTGGTCAATTCGATTTTTATAATTCAGCATTAAATATCTATACCTTGAAAAATCTTCTGTTGCATCCTTTCCGTGAGCATATCTTACCCGAACAAGCTGATCCAAATCTTTCACTCCGAAACTACGCTGCATAAGGTCAATCAACATATCATGCAATTCAATGGAATATGTAATCGCTTCAAATTTGGATTCAGTCCGGTCACTCACAAGGACACTCATGCATAATCCTTGTCTGTGATCTCTTTGAATTCTTCTTCCGTAATCCAGTTCTTTTTCACTGCATTCCGAACCCGTACTTCATTCCACATACCCAAATTGTAGTAGCGTTTTACCTTGTCGTAATTCTTGCTATGTTCCATAACTGTTTCCTCCTTTTATAGTTCGATTTCAGACATCATGGCAACATATTCGATATCTGACTGCATTTTAACAAAGGCCAACTCTGTTTCTGGAACCTCCCGCAAGACAAACCAATACTTGTCATCGACCTTGGTAATCTGGACAAGTTCCATGTTCATGTGAACTTCATCCTTTTCTCCATCGTTGATTGTTACGATCGAACAATTTCCGTCAAAAACGGACTCATTGATTTCCGATGAAGATATAAAGTTATTACCGTTCAACCTCAAATTATCAAGAACAGTTTCATCGGACAGAGTAATCTTATAAATCTTATCCTCCATTTTGATTCACACCTTTCATTTAGATTTTTCTTTTTTATAGCACAGATTGTTGTCACCTGTGTACGGTTTTCGTAGGGGCACAGGGCCCCTGGATTTAGACTAACCAATAGCGAAGACCGGACGAACCCCAATAGAGTTCGAAGCGCCGTTGAAGTCCGCATTGCCATGGCCGCCCACAAATGCGAAATAAGCCGAAGAAACGATATCTCTGAGCCAGAACATTGCACGATTTGAGATCATATTCGGAACCACCGTAAACAAAGCAAGCTGCGTCTTTCCGATCGTATAACGGTTCACAACGACCGTACCATCTCCTGCCGGAGTAAAGACAAGGCTTCCGTACATCATAATTTCATTCGGAAGTTCCAGCGTAGAATCAAGCCAAGCACCAGCCGAAGGATATCCATTCGAAACGGCGTTTGTCAGATATTCACGGTGGGTGAGAATCAAGTCACCAAAGGCACTCGCCGCCAACGTTTTCGCCTGCGCCAGATTCTTGGTGTACATTTTAGAACCAACATAGCCGCCGGTTGTGATGTTCGTCTCATTCATCTGTGTGTTGTAAAGAGGTTTATCCGGCATGATAACCAGATGGGGCGTGGTGAAAGCCGTATCGCCGCAATTATACCAGTAATCAAAATCTACGATTCTCCATGTATAGCTGCCGATAGACCAGTAATCTCCAAGGAAAAATCCTTTGAAGGTTCCGTTCTTGATATTTGCCTTCTGGTCGTCTGTAATAACGCTCCCCAGATTTTTTCCTCTGTAAATCATGCGGCGCTGCTCCTTCGGAACAAAAGCGTCCAGAATTGCAAAGAGTGCATCGTCCGCACCAATCGCTTTGTTCCCTGCTGCGGTGCCAATCAATAACTTATCATCCGCAGACAACGTATTGATTTGCGTAAGTTCCGACAGATTGACGCCGGAAATGAAATCCTGAGAACTGGTAAGCCCAATCAAGGATTTAATAAAATCAGTCACCATAATTGTTTTGGTTCCATTGTTACCATCAATCAAAACGATGTTGCTTTCATCTAGTGTCTGGACCTTCTGATAATCCGTAATTTTCATCTCGATATGTCCTCCTTTTACCTAATACAAAAAATAACGCGGCCATCAATTGGCTGTCCGTTGCTATCCAGAATTAAGGAGCTGGAATATGCACGCGCCACAATCGGGTCCACGTTACTATCAATGATAGTTCCTTCTGATGAATCGAGAAGATTATCGTAATTCTCGTATCCATTGTCATAAAGATTGTTGTATACGGTGAATTCCGTCCGAATCCCCTCTACAATTTCTTCAAGAATTGATGTCCTTTTTTGTAACTCTAATATCTGGTTTGCCAGATTTGCTTCTACATCCTCCGAAAGAGTATCCTTCAACTGCTGGAACCACTCATCAAACAATGCCTGAGCATTTTCTCTCCATGCAGCCATTTCAGATGTATTATTGTTTGTGTACTCGTTAAACCAGGTCGCCCATAACTGTTTCCAGTAAGCACTTGTTTCCTGCATATCTGCCGTTTGAGCAGCATACCAGTCGTTCCATTGTTTTTCCCATGCCAGATAAGATTTCTGGATTTCTTCCGTCTGGGCGTTGAACCATTTTGACCACTGGTCTTTCCAGAAAGCATTTGTCGCTTCCATATCAGATGTCTCTTTTTCATAAAATGCATCCCACTGGTCTTTCCACTGAGCAACCAAGGCGTCAATGGACATTTTCTCCAGTGGAGCTGTTACGAACGGACACTCCGATGTACCAACAGCATTGTTGATATTTGCCTGACGGATGGATGTAACTCCAGAATTTACCCGAATATAGGCTAATGGATACTGCCAACGGTCGGTCGTGCTAATCATTGTTGGTTTCGCTGGATTAGTAGCTGGCGTACCTTTGATGATTTTAATCGCATTTGCACGAACGGATTCACGAGCATCTACTTCCAAAACAACCGCATCAATCCGATTTAGAATCACTTCCGACTGTGGTACAGTCAAAGGAAGCAAGGCGTCATTCAACGTCCATGTATGATTAAACCAAGCTCGGCCAATTCCGACATTCACCATCATGCCAGAAGACTCTTTCACCATCATAGCAGTCCCAACATGCTGCAAAATGCCGTCACGTATGATCCCGTCAAAAATGCTTGACATTTGAATGGCATCGTATCTCCGATCTTTATTCTTTGAGTTATAGAACCCATAAGTGACACTCATTTTTCTTCACCCCTTTCCTGCTATTCTACGGTAACGAATGTCGGATACGAGTCGAGTCCTTCTTTGCTCTGAGAGCGAATGAATTCCGTTACCCGAGCTTTCCCCTCAATTCCGTATTCATTCACAATCTGTATCATATCTCCCAGGAAAAAGTCTTCTCCATATCGGTACATCCTCGTTGTTTCAACCTTACCTTCAAAGGATTTGGTTGCGATGTTCTCAGCCAGATTTTCCAAACCTCTTTGAGAAAGCTGTGCGTTATACTCGGCGTCTGTCAACGTTTCATTATCCACGGTCGAAGAAACATCCCTGGCATCCGTGTAAAGCTCTCTTCGATTTAAACCTGTTCCGGCACCAGACGCACAAGCTACGGTTGTAGTCCTCCGATCGGCTCCCTCCCCCTCTCCGGCAACCAAAGTAACTGTTTTCAAAGTCTTCTTTGATTCCAGATAGTTAGTATTGATTACATTTTCGAATTTGGGAGAAAAGATAACATACGGATTCGTAAACTGATCGTAAGAACGGTCTGCACCTGCATAGAGCTTAAAAACGAATTTATTGTCATCGGACAACTTGATTCGGAAACCGACATTCTTAGAATCGCACAGTTTTTTGATTGCGTCATACAGATTGTCTCCCGTAAACTGCGCATCTACCGTCAGTCCGGTAATCGCCGGATCTGTTGATGCTTCAAATACCAGTCCCTCTACCTTTCTGGAAGTATCAGAAGGATTGATGATGTTCTCATCCAACAGCTTTTTAATTCCATTTTGAAAGTTTCCGCTGAGAATTGTTTGCTTCCAAATAATGCGGCGCTCCAAAATGGATTCTAATGATCTTCCTGTGACTGTGAAGTGGTTTCCGTTTTCAGCATCGGACTCAATCTTTCTATCCTCGACAATCATGGCCTGGTCAGATTCTTTCAGCCAGAGATAGTAGTCATCTTTCAGGATTTCAAGAACAGAATCATTGATACTCGTATATACCTCAAAATCTCCATAGGCTGAGTACCGCTCCGTCCATATCAGCGACTCAAAAGTATCAAGCACAGAAAGCATTTTCAGAGAAGTGTCCAGAACAATCAATTCCATAACTATACCCCCTCAAATGCCGTTCTGTTTTCGATCTTAAACTGCACATTTGTCGTTCCTTCTTCCACCACATAAGCGAAAATATTATCACCTTTGGATAGCTGAAACCAATCGGAATCTTTATCAAGACAGTTTAAAATATTGGTGTAAATACCATTTCGAAGAAGCGTAATTGATTTATCACCTTTGATTGTGGAGATAATGATTTCATCGCCGGCAACCATTCCGGAACCGGTTAGTTGCTCCAATTTATCAGTATCAATACGCATTACCTCTCTCGTCCCGGTATTGTAAATCGTAATATTTTTCACGTTTCCGATAGCATGGATGGTAATCACAACTCCGATCTCAGCATCGCCAGAGTAATAAACCGTCTGCTCAGTTTCATTCTTGATCTCACCGAATTCAATCAGAGATTCAGTCAAAGATTCGTTGGAAAAGGCAAACTCAAACAGAGGCTCCACTCCATAAAAGATTGTTGTGTTGGTTCCATCCGGACCAGCAGAATAAAAATAAGGATCGGGACACACGATGGAAATCTGCGTTGTCTCGTCACTGCTGAAAATATCCGGCTCATTCGATTCCACATAGCCATAGGTCTCACAAATACGATTATCCGTCTCAATGAGAAGTGTTACTCTCTTCTTTATCGGAAAATATTTGTAGGAGTCATGTCTAGTGTCTTCGATCTGCGGATTAAACATCAATTTCAAAGACATGACAATATTTCTGGAATTTACTCTTGCTGAATTATATAGTGAACCGTCATTTGTAGAGATTTCTGTCGTGTTAATATCTGCTTTGCTCGGCCCCAATCCACTGATAGATTGAACAGCGAACCCGGATTCCTCCGGGAACGCTAATTCAAATCTCTTTGATTCGCCCAAATAATTAGTTACAGTTACCGCTCTAATCATGTGTTACCCACCAGCCCTTTCATCGCCGAAAATTGATTCTTTGTCTGCCGATAAATATCAATTCTCGACAGAGCCTTAGGCGAATAATTGTTTTGCGTGAATTGATAGGTATTTCCAGTAGGAGAACTTTCTCCATTTTGAACTTCCATCTCGGAAACCCGGTCATTCATTCCAGTGCTGACGGACAATGCCTGATTTCTGCTAAACAGAGTATTCAGCCTTCCAGTCCCTGCTTCCACAGCAGACAGATCAAGAACCGGTCGAATAATAGGCTGGACATCCATATCCGCGTCCACATAATCTGCAATTCTGGAAATGATGTCATTCAGTCCGTCAATAGAGGATCTGGCAATTTCCTGTCCAGCTTTTCCAGCCTTGGAGACATTGTCAATCAACGCATTTATGAAGCCGACTCCCGCAAAGTTACCGATTCCATAGAAGCGTTTAGAAGGGGAATGCTCATCCAATTCATCTTCTGCCGCTTCTGCGGCTGCTGCTGCCATGGCTCTCGCTTTTGCTTCTGCTTTCCAAGTATTTTCACTGATACCATCACAGAAACCGTCAACCAGATATGAACCAGCAGATTTGAACTGGCTATAATAATCTTTGATAGCAGTTATGGAACCACTCAACGTGGTTGTAAATGCGGTTCGGAGTTCACTATCCTTGCTTCTCACACCAGCAATAAACTTAACCATGCACTCTCTACCCGTCGAAGTAAATTCTGCATACTTATTTTTAATTACAGTGAGACAAGCACTGATAATGGTTGTGAATGCCATCCGCGCACTGCTGTCCTGTGATCTGACACCAGCAATCAGCTTCACCATGGTCTGGGTTCCGGTCGATGTAAATTCCCCATACTTATTTCGTATTGCAGTCAAACAACCGCTAACGATATTGGTAAAGGTTGTTCTGGAAGGACTATCCTGAGATCGTACTCCGGCTATAAACTTAACCATAAGTGTGGAACCACTGGTCTGGAACTCGCCCTGTTTTCCATTGATAGCTGTCAATACAGCCTGAACCAGCGTGGTGAACGTTGTTGTCAGTTCGGATTTCTTTGCATTTGCTCCATTGATGAAGGATGACAACATACTCGAAGCCGCAGCCGTTACTTTCGATTCTGCATTATTGAACGCATTGATAAATCCGGTCACACCAGTTTCACCAAGTGTTGTCAATGCGGAACTGAAAGAAGTCATACCGCTTGTATCCAGACCAACCATCCCATTTGCCATACTTACAAGCCGATTTGTCTGGGTAATTACTCCGGACAGCAATGTCGTATCAATACCGCTGATGCTGTTGTAATAATTGCTGAAATGAGCTCCGAACGAAGCCATATCGCTGCCGAAGCTGGCAAGTGTCATATCATCAGAGAACCATCCACCTTCTTTGGGAAGACTTTTCTGAAGCTCAACAATCGATGTCGCAGCATTGGTCGTGGTAGTAACGATATTCGCATCCACATCCTTCATATAGTCGGAGTATTGTGCGAAGCTCTTACCAAAGGAAACCAGGCTCGTACCAAAGGCTGCAATATCGTTGTCTCCGGTAAACCAGCTTACCAATCCACCCGTATTCGGTAATGTATTCGCCAGCTCAACTACCGCTTTGCCGGCTGTTGCCGAATTCGTAACAGCCTCCACATCGATGCCTGCAATTGCGTCAGAGTAGGATTTCATCGCTCTACCGAACGGCACCAGCTTCTCCCCGAACGTATCCATGTCGTTCTCTCCAGTAAAGAAACCAACGACACCACCACTGTTTGGAACCGTATTTGCCAATTCGATCAAAGCTTTTCCCGCTGTAGCAGATTCCACGATCACATTTGCATCCAGACCTTTTACAGCCTGAGAGAACAGCATCATTGCCTTACCGAATGGCACAAGCTGCTCGCCAAAAGCATCCATGTCATTTTCACCGGCAAAGAAACCTACCACACCTCCGGAATTCGGAATTGTAGTTGCCATTTCAGCCATGGCCTTTCCTGCGGTAGCAGCATTCGTTACGGTATCCGCATCCAGTCCTCTTACGGCATTTGCAAAGCCCATCATCGCCTCGCCAAACGGAATAAGCTGAGCTCCGAATGCGCTCATATCATTTTCGCCTGTGAAGAATCCGATAACCCCTCCAGAATTCGGAAGAGTTGCCGCCATCTCCGCAAGCGTCCTTCCGGCAGTAGCCGCATTTGCCACCAATTCCCCGTCCATACCGGCAATAGCAATGGAGAAATCCCGCATTGCTTCACCGAAGGGAACGAGTTGGGTGGCAAAGTCGCTCAGAGAAGATCCCCCAGTAAGCCAGGAAGTCAATCCGTTCAGAATATCGGCTGCGGTTAGAATAAGGATGGTTTCTGCCAACGCTTTTACACCATCCAACATGGAAGGATTAAGCTGTGTGGCACCTTCGATAAATGGCTGCACATTTGTCATAAATGCAGAGAGGTCTGCGCCAATTTGAGGAAACTGACTGGAGACTCCAGACATGAAGCCACCAACAATGCCGCCGACAAACTTGCCAATCGCAGTACCAATTCCCTGAAGCAAATTTCCGCCCTCACCGATAAGCCATTCCAACCCAGGAATCTGAGCCAAAGCCCCGACAGCCGCCAGAACCAATGCTAACTCTGCGATGACTGCGCCCATTCCGAGAACGCCAAGCATAGCACCAGGTACCAAGGAGGCAACAGCGCTGAGAGCAAGCATAATTGCTGAGAGCAAACCAATTCCGGCGATTCCTTTGATAAGCACATTCACATCAATACCGCTCAAGGCATCGATTACCCCGTCGAAGAAAGCCATCAGCAACTCCACTCCAGCTTTAATCAATTCCGGCAGTTTCGTCGTGATAGCCTGAATAATTCCAATCAGAATATCAAATAACTGCTCCACGATAGTCGGTGTATGTTCGACCAAAGCTGAAAGGACACTGTCAATCAGGACAAATAGCCCATCTACGACCGCTGGTACAGCCGTAACTAGAGCCTCGACTGCGGCGAGCACCAATACTGTAAACGCCTCGGCAATAGCCGGTCCTCCATTTGCGATTACTCCTGCTAGAGAAAGGATTCCTTCTCCGATTGATTCGAACAGGAGCGGAATCAGACTAAGAATACTGGATACTGCCACCACTAGAGACGCTGCTCCTGCCGCTCCAGATACTGCCAAAGCAGAAAGTCCAGTAGAAAATGCAAGAATACCTGCACCTGCGGCCAAGCATCCTACTCCCAATACGGCAATAGCGGCAGAAAGTCCAAGAATCGCCGGGGTCAATGGCCCTAATGCCACTCCAGCGACACCGAGAATGGTGAAAGAGCCGGCCAGTGCCACCAACCCTTTGGCGATACTCTCCCAAGACATATTTCCCAATGACTTGAGAACCGGGGTGAATATCGCCAATGCAGCGGACACCGTAAGAACTGCTGCTGCACCCGGAAGTGCGGTCTTCATCGCATTAAGCGCTACAACAAGAATCGTCATGGAACCTGCAAGGGTTACTAATCCTCTGGCAATTTCATCCCAAGACATTCCCCCCATATTTCGAACTGCTTCGCCGATAATAAGTAATGCCGCACCGACCTCTATCATTCCAGTCGCTTTCGATATCATTCCATTCGGAAGAAGATTCATCGCAACTGTCACGGCCGCCAGAGAACCAGCCATTGTGGTAAGCCCTCGACCAATTTCTCCCCAGTACAAGTTCCCCATCTTTTCTACAGCTTCTCCAAACACGAGCATGGCTGCTCCAAGAATCGTCATTGCTGTAGCGGTGGAAACTACATGTTTCGCGTTGGCTGTTACTTTGGTAAATACTGCCAGCTCAGTAAGAACCACTGCAACCGCAGATAGTCCTTGAATCAGTTTTGAAACGTCCAGATTTCCAAACGCTCCAACTGCATCCGCCAGAATGTTGATGGACGCTGCAAGAAGGACCAAACCTGTTCCTTTCAGAACACCCATTCCATCCAAATCTGTAGCCTTCAGGAACAATGCCAGTTCTGTGCAAAGAACGCCGACTCCGATTAGACCTTTAGCCAAAGATCCCGCATCCAATTCGCCCAAATCTTCAACTGCTCCTACAAGAACTCGGATCGCTGCTGCAAATACTACCAAACCGGCAGAACCTTTTATCAGCCCCTTCGATGTTTTGGAAAGCGCTGTTGCAGATGCTACTAAAATAGCGGATAACCCAGCAACACCGACCAATCCTTTTAGAAGCTCATCCCAATCCAAACCAGATAATTTTTGAACTGCACTCGCAAGAATAAGAACAGCAGTAGACATCCCAATCATCGCAATGGTCAACTGTCCCATTCCCTTGATTGCTGCTCCGTTCATTATCTTTTCAAAGATGGCCATAGAGCCAAGCAGTTCGACGAACAGAACACTCAAAGCCCCCAAGGATGCATTTAGCTTCTCGGAATCAACCAGAGACAATGCTACAATCGCTGCGGTCAGAATTGCCATAGCGCCGGCAATTTTCAGAAGAGTCCCAGCCTTTAGACTCGACTGCCATGCTTCAAGGCTTCCCTTAACCCCATCCAAAATATCTTTGAACGAACCAAGAATTCCGCCGCCGTTTTCCGTGATTTCTGATAGAGAATCAATGAACTTTTTCACTCCAATCAGAATTGCAGAAAACAATCCAGTATTGATCAAGTCTAAAATCGGGTCAAAACTTGCGGTATCAAATGCTGTGAGAATAGCTTCCCCAAGATTTCCAAACGCATTTGCGACAATGGAACCAAGCTTCGATAGAACCGGGGCCGCCTTCTCAACAATCCCAATAATACCTTCAAACGCCTTCTTTACCAGTTCCCCTAATTTTACAAACGGCTCAAATCGGGTCTGTACCTTATCCGCAAAATTATCGAGACCACTGGTATCAACATTCGCAAACTCGCTGAAAGCATCGGCGACTGTTTTTACAAAAGTCTTTACTCCATCTGCGATTGGTTTTAGGAAATTCCCGATTCCTTCGATAGCTTTGTTAAAGGCATCGGAAGATTTAATGGCTTCATCAATACCAACAATGAAATCTCCAATGCTGGCTGTAAAACCAAGAATCCCGTCTCCGGCTGGAGCTACATATCCGATTAAATCGGCAAATCCACCAACCAGTGCTTTGACACCCTGAAGCCCGATATCAAATAAAGCGAATACCCCTTTGAATGTTCTCTTCAGGTTATTCGCTGTTTCTTCACCTATTTTGAATTTTTCTGTGAGTTCCTGCAATCCGACGGTAAGATTGTACACTTGGTCTCCGGTCATAGGCGGAAAAATTTCTCTAAACGCTTCTTTCATCGGGGTTACAACACTCATTAACCCCTGAGCAGCATTCCAGAGAGCTTGTATAAGGTTCTCTCTCCCAGACGGACGAAGGATTTTCTCAGTAAACTCATCCATGGAGATAGAACCATTTCGAAGCCCAGAATCCAATGATTCGATTTGCTCAACCATTTCGGATGTGTAACCAGCAGCTTTTAATTCCTCTTCAGACATTCCGCTCATTTTATCTTGAAGATTATATACCGCTTCAGTAAGGGTGTCAGAAGAAATGACACCCTCTTTAAGTCCTTTCTTTAACGCATCCGTAAAGTCTTCAGAATCGGCGACCATTTTATCAAACGCATCACCATTCTTCCGGGCAACTTCTTCTATAGCCTCAATATAACCGGCTTCATCGGCAATACCTTGATCCAGTAACTGCTTCCATCCGGAACTAAGACCACTGCTTAATACGGCATTTCGAGCCTCGGCTGTTTTGCTAATTACACCACCTATAGAATCAGATATTTCGGTCAATAAATCCTTTGCCTCACCGAAATCACCAATCAAAATTTCCCATGTCTGAGTCCAACCAGATTGTGCGCTTTCTTTTAGGGTGTCCCACAACTGAGTAAATGTTTTTACTTTGGTTGCGGCTTCCTCTGCGGTTTTCGCCATCTGTACAATCTCTTTGGCTTGAGATTCCGAGAAACCTTGAGCAATTAAATCAGCTTCATCATAAGCACCAGCAAACTGTTTCAAAGTTTCTGTGAGAACCTCTGTTGTCAGCCATCCAGTTTTGGTAAGGGATTCTCTAAACGATCCATTAGCGGCTATAGCCTGTTTTGCTCCTGTCCCCAACAACTCCGAGGTTCTAATAAGAGCATCTTGAAACACTTTTCCACCCATTCCGGCATTTACAACAGAATTCCAGTCCATAAGCTGAACCTTACCTGCTGCCAATGCTTGTGAAAGCTGGTACATTGCTGTAGAAGCCTGTTGAGAGGTTGAACCAGAAACGGCCGCCAAATTAGCAATACCCTTGATGGAATCAACCGAAGTTTGTAGATTCACACCAGCAGCCGTAAACGTTCCAATATTACGAGTCATTTCCGTAAAATTGTAAATTGTTTTATCGGCATAGGTATTTAATTCATCCAAAGCTCGGTTTACTTGCTGTAGATTTGTTCCTTCATGCTGGGTGTTCGCCAAAATGGTCTGAACTGCATTGATCTGTGTCTCGTACTCCTGAAATCCCGTCTTAATCGGGTCGATCGTCAGTGCAGAAACAATATTTTTACCAGCATTTAACGCTGAATTTGTGATGTTCGCCAGAGCTGTAACCGCCATAACTTCCAACGCTGAAAACCGCATCTTTACCGTCTCAACTGCGTTGGAAAGAGGAGTCATGTTGCAGTTTTTAGCTGCGGCATTCACATCTTCCAATCCTTTGGAGGCACCTTTGAGATTTAAACTTTTTTCGAGCTTTTCAATTGTCGATATACTGGTCTGAACATTCTGCTCAAACTGTTTGTTATCGAATCGCATTTCAACGACTCTTTCGTCAATTGTCGTACTCATAGCTTAGTAACCTCCTTCCATGCGTTATTTGTGATTTTGTCAAAAATAGGCTGGATAGCAGGATTGATATAATCTCGCCCCTGTACCCAGCCGCCGTTTCGAGTTCCATGTCCGTACTGCAAAATAACAGCAATTGGAACTCCATTTTGAACATTTGAATTATGAAATGAAATCGTAACCGAACCTTTTCGATTCTCGATTTCGTAATACCAGGAATTTGCCGTTTCCCCCGAATCTACCGGTGTTGCAGACGCAAGGGCGGCTACTCCCTCTTTACCAAACTTATCCAGATCTCCGATGTGGACCGCTTCTTTTGCTCTCTCCAAAAAGCGGGTCAACTTGGAGAAGTCACCCTTTTGTCTGAAACTTATCATGGTATATCCTCTTTAAATCTGAGTTGCATAATCCAGAGAAATCCATCCTGCGCCGGATTTCAGCTTACCCCAACCAGCATTGGAACCGGCGCCGCTCTTAACTTCAACAATGGTATAGATGCCTTTCGGGCAGAAACCATTGTTTCCGTAATTCGTTCCGGGACCTTTGCGGATATACAAGTCGGGAATGTTCACCTGAACCAGAAAATTACTTGAGGGTTTCTCTGCTGATTCGCTGGAACCAGAAGAAACTGCACCTTTATAAGTACAATAAGCTTCATGAACACTGATCCATCCTGCGCCGGATTTCAATTTTCCCCAGTAACCATTTTGGATTTCAGTAATCGTATAAGTACCGCGGTCAGTAATCATTCCATTGGTCCCGTAATTTGTCCCCGGACCTTTTCGAATGTTCAGATCACCGACATCAACTTTATAGAGTCCTGTTTTATAGGTTTTCTGGGTGCTGTCGGTCGTACTTCCGCCAAGCTGAGCTGTTACCCGATTCGCAAGGTCTCCCAGCCTGGAATACAGCCAATCCCCAGGACAAGCTTTGTTGGCGAACCACCGATGAACTGTTAGAATCATCTCGTTTGACTTCGGACTATAATTCAGAGATTTGTCTTTGTCGCCAAACCAGATGAGTTTTGACTTGCCATTTCTCCGACAGATGTCAACACACAGAGCCACCAACTTTTCATATACTGCATTCGTCATGGCATACGGATGAGTCTTATCGCTGGCACATTCAATTGTTACAGCCCGCTGGTCATTTGCATTGCTGGAAGAACACCAGCTCCTGTTTGCTTCATCCACACAAAGAACAACTCGTCCATCGGTTCCGATTCCATAATTACAGGAGGCTTCTCTACTGGGACTGGTAAAACATCCGCCAATAGATTCTGCTGAAAGCTGTCCGACTACACAATGCGGAGTGATTCGGTCAATCGAATGTGTCCTAGCTCCGCTGTGGTTTGGACTTTTTACCGTACAATTCACCAAACCACTATTACTCATAGTAATCACCCTTTCGTGTTCCATTTCTTTCTTCGAGCCGCATTCAATGCTGCATTCCGCTTCATAATTTCCCTACGGCTATGCTTCTTCGGCGGCCTGCTCTTTACATCGCATACTCTTATCAGAGTGAACAGCTTATTGAGATGCCACTTCTGACATTCAAATGGTATGTTCAAGGCTATCATCCAGTAATAAATGAGTTCTGCCGTAATCTGCTCTCTGCTCCCCTGTGTTTTTTTCTCTTCGAAAAACCGGGTGGCGGTCATAGGAAGAGCAATATACTTATTGACCTCATTGATATTACTGTTCGTCAGATAGTTATAAACTTCCGGGTTCACATTCTGCGTAAGAGTCATGCATTTTACATAATCAATAGTTTCTTCCAAAGTTTTTTCCTGCTTTGTCAGAAACGGCTTATTCCATCTCGATTCCCATTTTGAAAGAGAAACAAGAGAATGCTCCAATTGCAAGGTCTGAGCCTTTGTGTAAACAAACTCTTGCTTCACCTCATCCCAGAATTCTGTGGATGGTATTGTGATTCGGAGCATCTCTTACGTCTCCTTTAATTCTGAGTATTTGCCGCGATTGCCGGAGTTGTGGCGGAATTACCGACATTCATCACGGCATTCACAAAGTCTGCTGCCGCCTTGTCATTTGTAACCAGTTCCTCGAAGAGAACCTCATAAGCAGGCGATTCCATAAAGGATCTGGAAATCTCCTCGGACTTCATAAATCGGCGTCCATCCTCACTCTTGACACCATAAGCCTTCTTAATAAGGTCCTCAAAGAACTCCATAATCTGGCCGCCATCGGCACCAGCGCCAATGCTTTTGAGCTGCACATCATAGCCGCCCTTCACACTTGTCTGCATCTTGACAATTTCGGGCTTTGACAGGTGGAAATAGAAATCCTCTTTTCTTTCAACGCCATTCAGATCGATATAGGGAATAGTTTTCTTAAGCATAATTTTTCTCCTTTCAAATAAAAAGAAGCCCCGCACATTGAATACGAGGCTTCCTATATGTTATTCCGTTTCCAAGGTCAGCCCAGAAAGACCATAAGTCTTTGTAATGCTTTCCTCATTGTGTGTGGTAGTCACTTTAATGCTCTGAGTATCCTTATTCTTGATAAGGAGTACGATGTTCATGTCCTCATCGAGCGTAACCGGTCCTTTGGTGCCGCCTACGAGTTCAACGACTGTCTTCGCTTCAGCCGGCTCAGCTTCGATCTTGAGAGCCAGATAATTGCCCGACTGTTCTGAAACATCACTGCTAAAATCAACATAACCATCGACATACTTCAGAGTGCCTGTCACTTCATCGTCAGTGATAGCCACATCACTCTGCAATTCATTTACTGATTTTCCTTGGTCATGATCTCGATTACTTCATCGGGAAGCGGAAGTCTGGGATCGACACCATCGTCTCCGTCTTCCGTAGTCGGATCTTTACCATAAAGAATTTCCTCCAGAGCAGCCAAATTCTTGGGGCCTACTCTTGTAGAATCGAAGGTAAGAATAGCCGTCGGTTTCAGCTTCTTATCTTCGATCATTTTCGTGATTTCCACCGGAGTTGTGCTGAACTCCCAGGAAAGTGCAATCGGCTCCGGGCTGTCATTTTTGGTCTGATAGCCTTTCTCGGAAGGTGATGCTAAACAGCCATATACCAGATGAAGTTTATAGCCGTAATCATCAGAATCCACATCATTTCCCAGAATTGTCCGGTAAGAAAGACCAAATACTTTCCTGCTCTGCTGACCAGCAAATACACCAGGTGCAATCTCCACTGAGCCATCACATTCGGAGAATTCATCAGGATAGGTATATGCCTCGATCGTTCCTCCAAAATCTTCTGCGGACATCAAATTCAGATACTTGATGTTATCCGCATAAATAGGGGAAGGCTCCGCCCCAGAAGGGCTCTCCGTTACCGCGCTCAGGCCGTTCCACGCAACTCCCTTGTTGTATTTTCCACCGGTCTGAATCGGATAGAGAACGCCGTGATCACAACCGGTTTCATAAAACCGTTCTCCAACTTTATCCCAAACAAGTTTACTCATTGAATTATTCCTCCAATCTCAGAAATATACATTAAAAATGTAGTGATTCAGATTATCTTTTTTGAAATGCCGGTCGAACCGGCTCATCGGTAAATTCGTTACTTTCTGCACCAGGGATGTATCCGGATCTTTGTCAATGACGGTAACAGCATATCTTCGATTAGACAAATATACCCCGTCGTTTGCATAAGTCTTGTCGATGTCATCAAGGCTATATACAACGGCGGGGTAATTCATCTTAATAGATTCCGGAGGCTGAAAATAACATCGGCACTGTTCGCCTTCTGTCGGGCAAGATAAAATCTCGCACAGCAGATTATGGAATGCGAGTCGTCGATCAGTCATTATATACACCTCCTACCGTCAAAATCAAACGCGGATATTGTACTTCGACACTGGAAATCTTCCACTTCGTTCCCATGAACTCGACATACCGCATTGCGTGAAAATTCTGATAGGCAAAAGGATCGGCTACAATGCTGATCTCATTGGAAATGTTGATGTCATCATTGAGTTTATCGGAAGTCTGATACCGACTGGTATTCCGAATCAAATCGCCGAAATACTCTCGCTCAGTAATTTCCCCGTCCCAAACACCCGGACGAACATCCTTTGATACCGCATAGCCGATTTTCCCAAAAAACTTTGCCATTTTGAATTTTCTCCTTTACTCTGTCTCCAAAGTCAATCCGGTAAGCCCATAAGTCTTGGTAACGGAATCTTCCCCATCGTTCACCGTCACCTTGATGCTCTGAGTATCCTTATTCTTGATAAGGAGTACGATGTTCATGTCCTCATCGAGCGTAACCGGTCCTTTGGTGCCGCCTACAAGCTCGACGGTCGCAATTGCATCCTCGGAATCGGTATCAACTTTCAAAGCAAGATAGTTTCCTTCCTGCTCAGAAGTATTGCTGCTGAATCCCGTGTATCCGGTAACGTGCTTCAATGTACCCGTAATCTCGGACTCTCCGACAACAACATTCTCCTGTAACGAATTTACCGTCTTCCCGAACAGATTGGCTTCCCCATCTTCGGGACTAACGGAGAAGCCGATTAAGGGAGGTCAGTTACATCCTCTTCGATTGCAATGGCAGAGTACACTCTGGTCAGGGCACCGGAGCATCTGGTCTCCAGAAGGGACTTCTCCTGGTTAAAGTCAATATCAAACTGTGTGAAGTGGGTAACTTCTCCGCCCTTCGTAGCACCCAGAGAGTAATCATTCAGGTTTGTGATGATAGCAAGCAGCTTCTTGGTCTTGCTGTCATCCGTCTTACGTGTCTTTCCCTCGAACTGCTCAGCGGTAAGAATCTCACCAACGTTGAAAGCAGACGCAAGCTCCGCCTTGGAAGCGTAGATTCTGCGGCCGTTCATATCACGGGCCAGAAGCATCACATTGAGCATATGCGGAGTGATGTACATATCCGGAGTACCGGTACCCTTGTAATTCTCCCTCGCATACAGAACCGCATTGATCATAGCCTCGGCGTAAATATAATTTTCACCGAAGTTTGCCCCAGTGTTAGTACCCTGAAGCTCCTTCTTTGCGGCTTCAACATCCAAATCGGCGTGGATGGTATAGAGGTCATCATCCGTCCAAATAGGTCTGATCTTATCCGGATCGATTTTGCCCTCGTCGCCATCTTCACGACCGTCGCCAAGCATCATTGCGATGGCCAGCTCTTCGTTGAGCATCAGGCGGTCGATGTCATACAGGTACTTCACGTAATCGAAATCGGTGATATCAGTGATGTCATCACGATGAAGAGCGTTCTTTACATAAACGGTCTGCGGATCTGTAGTTCTGCGTACCAGCTTGAAATTGCCAGCCTGCTGCTTCTCTTTCCCCTTCTTGTAGCCTCTGGCGCGAAGAGCGTCAATGCCGCGAATGTCAGTCTGGCTGGTTCTGATTCTGGAAATCGGGCTCTTATGTACCTTTCTCATTACATTGGTAATCCAGCCCTGGTCGTTGGTAATGAGTTCAGGAGCGCCCGGACGCACTTCCTGGTATTCCGGGAACAGGCTCGTCACATTTCCGTCACCGGTCTGAACAAAGCCGCCGCTGACCGCATCATGCTGAAGGCCATTCTGCTCTGCATAAAGCTGAAGAGCCGTCTGGAAAGTACCAACCTGACTGGTCTTCGCCATCTTAATGATGTCTTCCTGCGCGGAATGGGTCAGAAAGCCACCGGCCTCATTTCTCTTATCGTTGTCAAACACGTTATGCTTCATCTCGGTATTTCCTCCTTTAGAATCGTCATCGTTTTTATCTTCGGGCTCATCGGTTCCCCCAATAGCCTGTCCGATCATTGCATAAACCACTTTTTTCTGCTTTTCACTGAGGGTATTAAATACCTGCTCAACGGTCTCGTCATCTTCCTCAGGATTTTCTTCAGAAGTCTCATCTGCCTTAGATTCAGTTTTTTCCTCCGTCTTCTTTTCCTCGGACTTGTCATTCTCCTCGGCAGAATGATAGATCATAATGTTCTCGTCATATCCAATAATGGTACGGTCTTCTGAAGTCTCGCCATGAGCCATGACAGAGTCAATGAAAGCTCCCGGATTGGCTCCAGCCAGAACAAGACTCAGTTCATAGATAACACCATGCACCACATTCGCTCCGGCCTGTTTAAGCTGACCGGCACAAATAGAAAGTGAACGAACGTCTCCATGCTGAACCAGCTTCTTCGCTGCCTGTCCGGATTCGCTGTCATTGAAACTACAGTAGGCATAAACACCCTCATCACGATTTTCCAGCACACCATGACCAAGTACGCAATTGGGGTCAGAATGATTGTGTCCCCAAATCAGTGGAACCGTTTGTCCATTCTGGCTCTTAAATGCATCCCTTTTGATAGTACGACCATCGGTGCAAAGAAGATCGTTTCTAGTGGCCCAACCACTAAAATCGTATTTCTCCATTTTGAAAATCACTCCTTTTGTCAGTATTGTGCGAAAGCCATTATCACTTCCTCCGCTTCTTAACCGCTTTGTATTCGGAAGCTATCTTGTCGAACTCTTGCTGATAAAGCTCCTCATAAGTGGCATCAAGATTCTCTTTTGCCGATTTATAAGCTTCCCTGGCAGCGGTGACAGCAGCCTTTAACTCTGTACTGACTTTTTCTCTTTCTGATTTAGCATTCGCAGAATTATCAGCCCTCTCTTCTTTGGCGTCTTCGGTAATTCGCTTCTTTTTACGACTTGCAGAAGTTCTCACCTCTTCCTTTTCAGCTTTCGCCTGCTCACTTACCTTAGCTTTATCCTCTGTGGCATCATCACGAAGCTTTGCGATTTTCTCGTTGCGCTCCGCCACTCGCTTTGCCTTTTCCTCTTTAGATAATCCAGAGGGAATTTCGATCGCCATCAAGCGTTCAATCTCGGAATTTTTCTTTTCGTCAATACGATCTTTCTGGTCTTCAGCTTCCTCTCCAATATCCTCCAAATCGGATTTTTTACGGGAATCAACCCTACTCCTTCTTGACGAGGATTCCTCGGTAAGCTGAGCATTCAGTTCCTTTAATTTGGCCGAGATCTGCTCTCGGGTTGTCTTAGCCTTTGCTCTCAGTTCAGCAATTTTTTGTTCTCGCTTTTCCTGTTCTTCTTTTACCTTTTCCTTCTTCTCACTGGTTATCTCATTCTTTGTATAAGCCCAGATTTCTTTACCTTCATCATTGAGCTTCGTTGTAGAACGACGCCCCTTAAGTTCTCTGGTTCTCATATAATATTCATGAGCTTTTACCGGGTCATAATAAGGAGATGCATAATGTTGAAGGAGCTCGTTAATATTCATTAGGTCTCCTCCTCATCATCCGAAAGATAGTTTCCTATAATTTCATCAATCTCCCTTTCAAGACCATCAAGCAGCTCATTTACGATGCTGTCGTAATCTGCTCCAGCATCACTTTCACCAGATTCGACATCAGAACCCTCATTTGAAGGCTCAGATTTTGCCTCGCTAATATTGCTATTCTTCAGCTCATCGGCTTTTGGATCGTCAGACGGCTTCATGCCAATAATCTGCCGAATTTCGTTGGATGTCATAATCTCGTTTCTTGTGAATTTGTCAGCGATTTCTGACAGATCAGCTACTGGTACAAGTTTGAAGGGATCACGGAAGAACAGAATTGATTGCTTTTGAGACCTGGCTGTTTTGGTAAGGAACTTACGTTTCATTTCGTCAACGATTGCTGAAATTATTGGCTCAATAGTACGGTTATAATAGTTCAGCATGGTCTTCTCGTCCGCGGAACCATCTAATATGCTCTGAGTGATACCTAACTGGCTGTAAAGCATACTCGTCAGATATTCAATCTGCTTCATCAGATTATTTTCCACAGAACGATTCAACTGTGTGATCCGCTCCGTACCATCGGTATATGCAATACCATATTTAGAACCGGCCAACTGGCGCTCAATCTCGACACGCCTTTTCTCAGCCTGTTGACGCCTTGCTTCTGTTTTAATTACATAAGGAAGCTGGATAATTAAATCAAGTTTCCCCGAACTGCTCTGCTCATCGACAACGTCCAATAAATTCAGCTTCCTTATCAAACGCTGCATCGTTGAGTTTGGCTCATTGATTACTGCATAAAGCGGATTTTCAATAATTGCGACTGTATCTTTGGGAACCACAATATCTTCCTTTAATCCAGTCCGCTCATTATAAACTCTCGCTTTGATATGGCTTGGAAACCATTCCAGAATCTTTCCAGTACGCATTGACTCGATTTTATATGATCCCGTAGTATCAGGATCATCATCCGTATCAACCGGAATAATCGCCACGCAGCCCTCATCAAGCATTGATAAAACAACGTCCTGAAGGAAAGCGCGTCCCGTCTGGTCAATATTGGCGGATAAATTCAGACAGTCATTTAACCCCGAAGAAATTTTTTCAAGGAATCTTTCAGAGTCGTCCAGTCGGACGTGTTGGATGTTGATTGACGCGCAATCCAACGCGATGCGGTTATATACAGAGGTAACAATGGATCTCTCATTCCCTCTTGTAAGTCTCGGACGGTCAGGTCTGTATGAATATCCAACTCCTATGTCCCGATAGAAACCTGTTGGGTCTCTATTTAAAAAAGCGTTCCAGGCGTGTTTAATCCTGGAACCAATTGAAACTTCCATTTTGAAATCGTCACCTCCTATTCGAAAGCATCTCTATTGAGCTTGAAAGCAACAAATGCGTCCATCATAGCTGCTACTGCATCAATCTTCGCGTCATATCGCTTTTTAAGTAATTTTCGGTTTCCATTCGTATCTTCCATAACGATACAGTTCCCCATCGCAAAAGTCATAAGTTCTTCATCAAACAAAAGCATCCGCTCCTCAGAAAGTTTCTTTAACTCTCCCAAAGGAACGGATTCTGTCTTAGCACCCTGTATTACCTTTTCAATTCCAAACGGACCATTTTCAGAGGACCATCGTTCAATGAACTCTTTTGCATTGTATGGGTCATACCCCAAGCATCGAACGTCGTATCCAAATTCTGCAATGTGGTTATCCAAATCCTCGTAGACTTCCATCATATCCAGGACAGTCCCCTCCAGGACAATCAGGCTTCCCTCATCCATAAATTGATCGTATTTGATTCGCATTGCTGCCGGAAGTTTCATTAGAGTAGATGAGGAAATGTAGTTCCTGGTTTTCACTCCAAAGGAGCCATTCGATAACGGGAAAAGGAACGTAAAAGCACAGAAATCGTCTCCCTGTGACAAATCAATTCCCAAAGAACAGGGCATCTGCCAGTAGCTTCTCTTCTTATGAGGAAGGGTTTCTTCATATGTGAAGTAATAGGTGTAGCCCTCCATCGGCAATCCAAATCTCTTAGCCAAGATATCATTTCTGGCCGCAGGTGACTTCTCCGCTCTTTCTACATCAAGCTGATAAGTTTCATAGCTTACTGTCTTACCAATATTAGGATTTGCCTTCAGCCACATATCCGGGTTTCCGACTTCATCGATAGAATCGAGTTTATACCACCAAATGGAAACATGGGGATTGACATAGTCGCCTTTGAGAATGTCCATCAACTCCATTTTGATTGTGTCGCCGGCTCCGTTTCTCACCGTTCCCTCAGAACTTGTGGCCACAATGATGTAGTCATCCAATTTGGACGCGCCCTGCTCTAAAGCGCCAACCACATCTTCTCTGGTATCGCCGGATAACCACTCGTCCACGGTGGAAATCTTAGGACGCAATCCCTGAAGCTTGGCAATCGACATTGGACGTACTTCCAACAGTGAACCCGTAAGGAAATTCTCGATGCCTTTTTTGGTGGAGGCCAGTTTCATTCGCTTCGCTTTAGAACCAGTCGTATTCTGCAAAGAACCTTCCGTCAGGAAGCGGAACAACGGGCCTCTCGACCGGGTAATTGCTGTACGGAAGGGCGACATCACTTCATCTGCCTGCTTCATCGTAGGAGCTGTTGTGACCTGATGCGTTGTTGAGGTATCGATATTCAATCCATAAGATTGAACACAAGTATCGTACAAAGATTTAGCAGCCCCTCGCCCAACAATAAGATACTGTTTCTTTATCAGACGCTGTTTGATTCTTTTATTCACATATCGGCCACCATGTCCATCGGAACTTGGCTCCCACACACTTCGTTCAACGAAGTAGTACCATCCATAAAGCTGCTCACCCCATAATTTGAAAGAGTCCAGCAAATTCAAATCAGATCCATCCGTTAATGTCAGTTCTGATTCGCAATAAGCAATCCATCCCTCAACGGCTTGGTCATCATAGTAAATACCAGGATTGGCTATCAGGTCATCAATTCGGTTCATCTCCATAGAGACTTCTTTACAAACCGGTATCTCTCCCCTTATTACGGCATCCCGAAACATGCCGTAGTATTTGGGAACGGCAGTGTTTGATAATGCCATAATTGAATCACCTACTTGCTGGTTGCTTTCTTGATAACCGCATCAATCCCCTTCGTCATGTATTTCGATACATAATTAGTGGCGGTCTGCTTTGCGGCATTGATCAGCACGTCCTGTACGAACTTTCTGCCGACAGAAATTTCTGAACTGGTAAGCTGTTTATACTGTTTTTCCATCTGAAGACGGTTAATCTTTGAACGGAGTTCCGAATCAGACATCTTTTTCACCTCGTCATCAGAACTGCTCTTCTTTCCACTTGCTCTCGCAAGCTGTTCGGGAGTTCTCCGGACGCCCCATTTCATCCCAAGAATCCCGTAATGCTGTAGCAATGCTTCATTACTCATTTTGAATCTCCCTCCTTTGCGATATATGATGTCACTCCATTTGCTGAATTTCCGGTCTCGTAATACGGGACTTCTGTCACCACAATATTTCGATCCAGAACTTTATTCTCGGTATCCAGCATCTGAGATTGGAACGCTTTTGGCGTTATCCTGTACTCGCCGTCATAGGACTCGTATTCTTCAGATTTTTCCTCATCTGTTTCCGCTGCAACATTCAATCTCCATTCCGCCTCAGCAATCATCTTTTCCATGGATGCCAATACAGCAGAACTCAACGGTGGATCAAACAGCAGTTTCACCTTCATATGCATGTAGGATTTTACTAGCTGCAACTTTGTCTCGTCAGAAATGAATTCTTTCCATGTAGTGCTTTTATCCTGAATGGAGAAGCCTGATGGCGGGCCGACGCCGAGTTGAGTAAGAATCATAAATACTGAATTGATATGTATGATAAGGTCTGAGTCGAAGTGTTCATACTCTTCCGTAATACCCAGCATCTTTTTGATCGATGTCAGTATGCTTTCCGTAATTTCCATAATCTCTATAACCTCCTCCCATCAATGTTTCCAGGGACATGTATCGTTTCTGCTTCGAACAATGGGTTCTATAACGAGAAGACTTTCATCTCCATAGTGAATGGCATTATGTGTTGTAAGAATTGTCGAGATGAGGTATTCTGGATTTAAAAGAAAATCGCTCCTCTTTAAAATATCCTCAACAGAAATTGGATTCATATGGTGGATTAGTATCTTTCCATATATCTCGTGGCCTTCTATTCCAAGGTCACATCCGTTGTCTCTCATAATCACAAAATCACGAGTGGATTTCCATTCAGCAGAACGATAGAATATCTGATTCAGATATCGGTCAAACCCAAAAGTATCTGCTCCGATGACTCCGCCCAAACGAAGATATTTATATCGTTCTTTGAAAGTCTTTAATTTTGATAATTCCGAATATGTCCTAATCATCGTCGTTACCCTGTCCGCTATATATACGAAACGCATTGATGGCGTCCTTATAGAGATCCTTGATTTCATCGGTGGAGTCGATCGCTCTCACTTTTGCCCGCAACAGATTGTTCTCTTCCTCCAACCGCTCCTTTTCAAGCTTCTCTCTGGAAGAACCCAGTTTCAGATAGTGAGTAATGACCTGAGAAGAAGCAGTCCCTTCCAGCAATTGCTTTTCGGCCAGGTCAACAGCCAGAGAAATCATCTGTAGTTCTCTTGCTTCCGGAGTCAAAGCAGGACGAATCTTCTTGGAAGAACCAGCTGATTCAGAACTCTTTGTTTTTCTAGCCATTTACTGCCTCCTTCCCATATGTTTTTAAATAGTTTCATAAAAGTTTTCCGGCAGTATTTAAAAGAACCCACAAGGCTGACTGCAACTTTTTTACCGAAAGGAGAAAAAGAGTAAAAAGAACCACAGCTTATTACTTAGCCAACCTTATGAGCTCTGTTAAATACTGCCGGAAGGTAAAAACATTCTCCGAAAAATACCCCCGGGGAATTTTCAAAGACCGCCGCGATGACGGAGGGGGTGCGATTTTTACTACCCCCCCCTATACCATCTGA